ATCCGTCGAATTGTCCACTTGTAGCAGAAGAACCTTGCCAAATAGAAATCTCGTTAGCAGCGGCTACTTTTTCAGCGGCGTAAGCTATAAGATAATCAGCAAAAGATTTAGGCAAAGTATCGAAAGAGGAATAACCCATTTCGATAGACTGCCAAGTTCTATGGAACTCTGATTTACAAAGAGTCATATTTACTTGAAGGTCTTTAACTTCAAGAACTCGCTCGGTAAGGTCTACCGTACCCACGGGGGTAAAGTCGCAAGTAGCATCTTTCAAGAAATCGGTAGTCTCCAAACGTTGGATAACCGCTTTAAATTTTACGTTAGGCATAACGGTAACCCCGCCGCCTTCGATAGTTGGAGCAGAAAGTAGGGCTGCGGAAACATATTTCCCTGCCCATTGACCTGCATACGTTGTAGTAATTGTTGGATTTGGCATTTTATTAAATTTTAATTATTTATACATTTTATTAAGTACGGAATCAATGATCCCTTTTGGCGCTTTAGAACCTATCTTAACGTGGGTTACTGCGCTTTCATTTTCGGGGTTAAAAGAAATAGGCGCGGGAATTTCTGAAAGTTCGGTAGCTTCTGTTGCTACTTCGTCAACTTTAGTAATCTTTGCCAATTCGGCTTTTAACATTTCGTTTTCTTCTTTAAGTCTTTCGATTTCGCTAAAGAAAGTTTCTTTAACGATTGATTCGATAGTTTTTTTAGGCGTTGCTACGGCTTCGGACATTTCTTCTTCTTTAGGCATTTCTTCGGTAGTTTCTTCTTCTTTAACTTCTTCTTCTACTTCTTCTTCTTTTTCTTTCACTTCAGAAATAATACCTTCTTCAACGATAACTAAAATACGCCCGTCTTCTAATTCGTATTCACCAACGGGAACGGCTATCTTTTGTTCGTCTTCAGTTACGACGAAAACTTCTTTACCCGCTTCGAAAGTTTCCGCTTCGATTTTGGTAACCCCGTCACCCATTAACATTTGCTCTAACTTAACTTCGTTAGATAACATAGCTTTGATTTTTTCAAGTAGTGTGCTATTTTTCATTTGTGTTTTATTTAGATATTTACTTTATTAGACGTTAATTTTTTATTATATGCGTCTATCTCTTTTATAGCTATTGAAATAGTTTCTTTTTTGTTTTTAATTACGTTAGACGGCTCAACTCCTAAATCTTTAGACATTTTCTCAATTTCTTGATAAATTGCATTTGCTCTTAAAAATTTTTGTCCTGCTTGAGTTAATACACCTTGAATTGATTTAGCTAATTCATTGTAATTGATTATATTTGTTTCCGCTTTTGCTTGCATATCTAATGCTTCATTATATGCTTTTTCAAAATCAGTTACTATGCTCAACTCGACTTCGTGTTTTCCTAACTCCGTTTTATTGGCTTCGATTTCGTAAGCCTTATTGATTTTGTCTAAAATTGTTTTCATATCTATATAATTAAAGGTTAAAAGTTTTGTTGCATTTTTATGGTTTCGGATACCAAAGGGGTGGGGGTGGTACGGGGTTCGGTGGTGTAACATCGCTTCCTATTCCTTGGTTAGGAAGTTCACCCGTACAACATTTTTTTCTATACTTTCCGTCTTTGCATAGACAACCTCTTTTGCCCCCTATTGGGCTGCTTCTCTTACCTTCTATCATATTTTTTTTAGTTAGTGTTAAACTTACACTTTGCCCTTCTACAACCCTTATAAAATAAGGATTTTTTATTATCTTTATATTTTAATATAGTAACCCCACTTAATACCCAAAGTCTCTTAAATCGCCTAAAAATAGCCTTAAAACGCATTTTAGTTTTTTGCAGTTTTACCCTTGTCCCTTGTATATTTTTAAGTAATTCTTGCTACTTTTTAACTTACTCGCTTTACTTTTTGCGTGTACGTTAGGACGCTTTACTTTCGGCTTTTGAACGTGGTTAGAAGTTGCAACTTGTTTAGCCATTTAATTAATTGTGGTGTTTATTTATTATGTCAATGAATTAATTGCGTTATTTAAATCTTTTATTAATGTTTTAGCAGTATCTTTTTGATTAAATAATATTTTTGTCGATGTATTTAAATCATTAGGTATTGCAACCCCTAACTCATCTATTTTTTTCATTAAATTAATTGATTCTTGATATGTTTTATCTGTTTGATTACTTAATGATGAAATATTAGATATTATTGTTTTTATCTCCTCTCTTACTTTTGCTATTTTATCCATTTCGGATAAGAATTTTTTAGTTAAAGAATCTTGTTGTTTTTTAATATCCTCAACCAAAGTTAACTCTACTTCGTGTTTAGCTAAATTCGTTTGTTCGATTTCTTCGATTTTTCCTAACTTGTTTAGGATAGTGTTTAAGTTACTCATTTTATTTTATGTTTAATAGATTTTTAAGTTCGTTTATTATTTCGGTTGCTTCGTCTTCTTCTGCGCTCATTTCGAACTTGTCCGCAAAGTAACCTTCGATTGAAAAGCCTTTAACTTTGCCTTCTTTAACGTCGTTCCAAACTTCTTCGTTATTTACTTTCATCGAAATCATCCAAGTTCCTTTTGGTAAGTCGAATCCGTAAAGTTTAGATTTGTCTTTTTGTTCGTCTTCGATTATCCAACTTTCTACAACACTTAAACCGGTTAGTTTTTTTTCGTGTTCGTAGGTAGCGTTGTTTTGGTTTGAGCGCATCAAGAATAATTCACTTGCTTTTCTAATTGTGTCGGGTGAAAAGTAAATGTAGTATTCTTCGCCTTTTGCGTTTTTGCGGTAAATCTGTTTGTTAGGGATCAAAGCCGCACCCATTAAAATCTTTTTCTCGGTGTCAACTTCTTTTAGTTCGACTTCGTGTTTATTTAGGGCTACAAAGTTTTCTTCTATTGCGGGGCTATGAACAACGCTAACCGCATCTATTCCGCTTTGTTCGTCTTTTTCGTCTATAATGAGTTCGATTATTCGCATAATTATTTAATTAAATTTTTCTTAAAGTGTTGCGTTTTCTATTCTGTTTCTGTCCAAACTTTGAGCAGTCGTAACGTGTCCACTAACTACATACGCTTGGGTAGGTTGTTGTTGAAGTTGTGCTAATTGATTAAGTCCGTTGTTTCCGATTACGTTAAACGTTGGGGCTTGTGGAGACATACCACCTAACGCCCCGCCACCGTTAGCACCACCAACGTTACCACCTGAAGCCGAACCGCCTTCGAACTTTTGAGCGCTTATCTTTGCGACGTTGGCTAAACCCGCGGCAACGGCTAATCCTGCGGCGATACCACCACGAACGGGGCTACTTGCGTCGGGTAAGGGTAGGAACTGCGAACCATAAGCCGAAGTAGCGTTCATATAAGTATCTATTAAAGCGTTAGCAATTTGCGCAGCTTTCTTAATTTTAAATGCTTTCTTTGCGCTTTCCGTTCCTTTCTTATTAAATAGGTCGGTAAGGTCTGCAATAATAGTTAATCCTTGCTTGGCAAACCCTACGTTACGTTCGAGTTCCGCTCGTTTCCTTGCTTTAGATTCTTCGTCGTATTTCTTTTCTATTTCATTTATTTCGTTTCTTTTGGCTTCGGCTATAATTGCTTCTTGTTCGGCGTTTCCTTTTGCAAGGTTTTCTAACTCAAAGTATTTTTGTCTTACCAATTCGAGTTCGTATCCTTTTGCGCCTAATTGTTTTTCAGTTCGTTTTTGGAAGTTTTGTTCGTCTATTCCTTCAATCGTCGCTTGGAATTCTTGTTCTTTGGCTAACTTATTTTTATTAGCTTCGGCAATAGCGTTTAGTTCGACTTCCTTATACTTGTCGTCTATTGCTTTTAGGTCTTTTTGTAAGACTTCTTCGGCTGTTTTTAATATCGCGGCTTCTTCTTCTGTTAGGTTTTTAGCGTAATTAAGTTGTAATTTTTTTAATTCTTCTTCGTATTTTGTTCTACTTAAATTGCCTTCAATAAATCGTTTATCTAACGCTTCCCTTTCCGCTTTGTTTTGTTCTTTTAGGAAGTTGTCCCTAAATTCTACAAACGCATTATTACGGGCTTGTTTCTCTTTGTCTATTCCGTCTTCTAATAACGCCAAGTCTTGGTTAATTTTCTCCTTGCGTATCTTCGCTTCTTCGTCTTGGGTTTTGTTTATATTATCTATTATTTCCTTGTTCGCCGCTTTGGTATCCTTAACTACTTTTTGGTTATTGCTTATAGTAGTTTTTGTAGTTGTGTTACTATTCTTTGCTTGTTGGGCGGCTTGTTCTTTTTGTGTCCGTGCTAAATCCGCTTCGAATACTTTTAGGTCATTGTTCGCGTTGGCTAAATCATTTTTAGAAGTCGCTAAATCTTTAGTACTTTTTTCAATGGTAGACCAAAGTTCATTTAGTCGGGCTATTTCTTCTTTAGACCCAAACACGGTAGAACCTTCGCCTTTTCGTAAAGTACTTTTAAAAAGGTCGTATTGTAGTTTCGTTTGCTTGACGATCCCTTCGTTTTCCTTTACTAAGTCTTTTCGGTATTGAATAGACGCTTTAAGTCGCGCTCTTTCAAGGTCTGTGGTGTTTTTTCCCTGCGCTTTGGCTAAACTTATTTGGCGGTTAAACGCTTGGTCTTCCGTGTTAAAAGATTCTTCACGAACTACCATACGTTGACGGGCTTTTGCTATTTCCCTATCTATGTTAGCTATCTGTTGGTTTGTTCGCTTCTTGTCGTTTTCAGACATTTGTTCGGAAGCCCCGTCCGTTAGTCCAATCCAATCTGTAAACTCGGCTATCTTACCACCTACGTAACTAAACGCATCGCTTAATTTGTCAAGGTTGGAAATCAAATAACCAACCCCCGCTATTAAGACACCTATTCCCGTGGAAATTAATGCGGCTCGAAAGGCTTTTAACGCAATACTTCCAACAGAAGTAGCAGTAGTTAACCCCGTTTGGGCGGTTGTTTGCGCCTTGGTCGCTACCGTTTCCGTTTGCTTGGCTACAATGTTTTCTTTGGTCGCTTTAAAACTTCCCGTTTGTACAAACCTATAAGCGGCGGTTGCGGCGGTTAATAATCCTTGACCTACTGCGGTTTGGCTTAACACCGTACCCAAGTTTTTAAATTGGTCTTTCGCTTCCATTACGCCTTGTAAGCCTTGGCTTAATGCCATTGCGCTTTGGATTCGTACCATTGTTTTTTGTAGGTTCTCGGATTGAACACCGATTAAACCCATCGCCCCCTCGTATGCTTGGAAAGCGTTTAGTGCGCCCCCAATCGAACCCGACAAGGCGTTAAATTTTGCGTCGGGGTTGAACGCGTCAACTAAATTTTTTGAATCTTCTATTTGGTCTTTTAATTCGGCAGCTGCCTTGGCGGCTTTTACCGCTTCTTCAGAAGTTGCCCCGTATTGTTCTGTAACTTTTTGAAGTTCTGCTAACGCTTCCCTATACTGAGACTTTAAAGACTTTACGTTATCTTTTATTTCAACTTCTATTTGTCGCTTTTCTGCCATTGGTTTTGTCTTTTTATAATTAACTCTCTTTTGGCTTGTTTGTATGCCCCCTTAACCGAAGTATGTAGTTTGTATTTTCCCTTTGCTATTTCTATTGTTTCGTGTTTATTTACGAATTCATCTATTTGCAAAAGTTGGATTATCGTATTTAAATAGTTCATCGCGTTTGTCTGATTATGTTAATAGTTTCGTCTTGCGTTTCTCCGTTGTTTAAATCGTAAACTACGAATATGGTCGTTACTTGGTCAACACTTAAAGTAATATTAATTACTTGGCTTTTGGTTATTTCTAATGGATCAATTAGAACGTCACTTTGCCCACTTGAAAACGTAGCCTTATACGCCATATTAGGAAGATTAATACCTATTTCTATATTCGTTTCTTCGTAGCCTACTTGAATAGTTCTTATTGGGCTAATAGGCATAAAGTCGTTAAGTAGTTCGAACGTAGTTTCACCGGTTACCATATTTGTTTTCATCTGATTGATTAGGTATCGTTTGTCTCGGATAACTAACCTATCGTTTAATTGTAGACTTGTAAGTAAACTTGTAGGAAGATTCGCCCTAATTGTGGTCAATCTGTTTTTAGGATTAAACAAATTCGTTAAGTACGGAAAATAGTAAGTTGCGAACATTGATTGGTTAATAACTTGTAACCAATAGGTAGAAGTTTCAGGCGCAAAGTTCAAAGAGTAATCAATTCCTAAAACTTGTAGGTCTTGACCAAACATTACGTAGTCTGAATTGGTAACGTGTCCCGTTCCGTCTGTGTAGTGTATATGGTGCGGTAAAGTAACAGAACCAAACTTGTAAAGCAAACAAGGCTTTGGAATATAAGGCGCAAACGCATTGTCTAACGAATAGCCTACTTGAAGTCCCGTTGGGTTTCCTAATTCAAAGAATTGATTAAATAGTAAATTCTCAAAAGGAAGTTCTATATTAAATTCCCCGCCGTCGTATGGGTATTGATATTCCGTGTTTCCGTATTCCCTTAACGCTTGGTCAAAAAAGGCTTTGTTCATAAAGCTACTTGACTGCTGATATTTAAACGCAATCTTTTTGTAAAGTTTTACGCGGTCTATTCCTATTTCGGTTTTGTCCGTGAATTTAGTTATGTCGATAATTGCCCCCGCTGAATACCAATCGTCCAACGGCATAAGTTCGTAAGTATTGGGCGCAGTTCCGTAACAAGTTAGGTTGTATTCTCGTACTATTCCCGTTATGAAATCTTGTACCTTCATCGTTGGGGCTAACCACGAAAGGTTAGTAGTCGCGGTTGTAGTTATTACATTCGTTAGGTAGTCTACATAATCGTTAACTAATATTGCACCCGAAAAATAATCAACTGAATAAGTCAATATAAAATCAATGCTTAAACCAACGTCGCTTCGCAGTTGAAAAGTATACACGTCGTTTAATCCTTGAACGTTTGGAATCCCTTGTAAATTTCCGTTGGTTGTAAACCCTAATCCGTTTATTGTGGTGTAAAGGATTCCGTTTCTGTAAACGTCGATGTAAAAATTAACGGAAGGGTTTGAGTTTGTGTTTACGTTTAAAACTATGTTATGAAATAAAACCCCGTTTAAGTAGTTTAAAGTTACCGTACTATTTGGTATGTCAACGTATGGCATAAGATTGTAAATACCAAACCCACCACCACCGACAAAACTATTTAAAGTAATGTTTTCGGGTTGGCTCGTAAACGTAAAGTTATTTCGGTTTTTAAACCAAAGGTAAGATTGCGTAAACTTCGGGTCGCTTAAAAAAGTACCCGTAAAATTTACTCCGTATTTATTTTCGATTAAGTTAAACAAAGATGCAACCCTAACGGCGGGGAATAGTTCTCTGTAATCAATAGCCCCTTGGTTCGTCCGTATGTCGTTAGTGTTCATAGGAATATTAACAAAAGGTAACCAATTAGGAAGGGTCGCGGTCGGTTGTATTGTGCCGTATTCCCAAATCCTATTCGAAGTTATTAAAGGGTAACATACGTCCCAATCGATAGCCCCGTTAGTTACTCTTTGGTAAACTTCTGCAAAACTATAAGTATGGTTTATTGGGGTGTAATCAAGGTCGCTTAATAGGTCTTCGCCTACCAAGTCTTTAAGGGTTGTAACATCTCCGTAAAAAGTAATCGTGTACGATTCGGGTTGTCCGTTTTTTAGTTGGCTTTTTTCCATCTGTATTTTGCCCCTACGAAAAAAAGACATATCGATTTCTATGTAGCCGTCTAAACGTTCTTGATAATTAATCGAAC